CAAAAGCTCCATCAAACGCAAGCCGCTGCCTTAGGAGCCCGTTGAAAAAGTCAGATCGGCTGCGGAGAGCACGGTGGGAAGTCTGCGGCCTCGCCTGGCGCGCACCGTCCGCGCCATCTCCTCCATGTCCTTGAGCGCGAGGTGACCCTTGCCGTTCTCCATGTACCACTGCTGCCGCAGCGCCGCGGCCTGCGCTGCCATCTCCGCCTGCTGCTGGCGGCGCGCGCCCTGCGACAGCGTCGCCGTCGGCATGCCGGGGGGTGCCGCCGGCGCGGCCTGCGCGGGCGCAGCGGCCATCGGTGCACCAGGCGCCGGGCCGGCGGGCGCGGGAGCAGCGGCCATCGGCGGCGGCGCACCGGGCGCCGGCAGCGGGTTGACCTTCTCCAGCCCGGGCATCGGCGCCGTCGCATCGCCCACGATCGGCGGCACGACGCCGGCGCGCGGCAGCGGCGTCACCTCGACGCCCGGCACCGACTCCTGCGGCATGATCGACGGCGGCGGCACGGCGTCCGGATCCATCTGCCCGGGCGGCACGTTCATCCTGCCGGTGGCGAACTCGCTCGCACGACGGCGCGCGGCCTCGTCGTCGGTCATCCACTCCGCCTGCTGGTTCTGCAGCTTGCGGGACTTCAGCAGCTCGCCGTGCGTCTCCGCGCGCTGCTTGTCGTACTCGTTCTGCCGGTAGATGTTGTCGACGAAGCCGTAGCCCTTCATGGCCCCGTCGATGAAGCTCGCTGCGCCCGCCATGGTCAGATCCTCAGAGGCTCGAGGCCCGCCAGCCGGGCGTCCTCGATGCCGTGGTTGCTCATGACCATCCCCTTCTTGCCGGTGGCCTTCTCGAGCTTCGCGAGCCGGGCGTCCAGCGCCTTGATCGCGGCCATGTTCACGCCGTTCAGCGACACGAGGTCGATCGCCTTGCCGCCGGGCGCGGCCTTCTCGCCCATGGCAGCGTTCACGTCCTGCGCCATCGGGCCGACGTGCCGGCCGCCGTCGCCCTGCCCGTCCTTGTAGTCCCACTCGGCGACGGGCACCTTCCGGAGCGCATCCATCGCCTCGTCACCGCCGACGGGCGTGATGTTCTCCTTCATGTTCACGTCGGAGATGGCGAGGCGCGCACCGATGCCGGCGATCGAGCCGATCGCACCCAGCCTCGAGCCGTTGGCCGCGACCTGGTTCTGGTACTGCTGGTTAAGCATGTTCCCGGCCGCCGTGTTGCCGGTCATGGCCGACCCGGCGTACGACAGCGCCGGCTGCATCGAGGCGTTGTAGGCGGAGGTCTGCGTGCCCGGCACCGCGCTGGCCGCGTTGTTGGCGCCGACGGCGAGCTGCGACGCCTGCAGGCCCGTGCCGGCCGTGCCCGTCATCATCCCGACGGCCTGCCCGCGCAGCGCGATGCCCTGCTGCTTGCGGGCGTCGGTCGTCGTGTTGACCGCACCGGCCTTCATCAGCGCGAGGTTGTTGGCGTCGTCGATGCCGCCCTGCACCGCGCGCCCGGAGTCCGGCGACACCCCGTTGGCGGCCATCATCCGAGAGTTCGAGTCGCGCGCCGCGTCGAACTGGCCCTGCACCGTCGCCGACGCGGCGCCCGTCGCGCGCGCGATCTCGTCGGCCGAGTCCCAGTTGTTCGCATCCGCCACCACCCGGTCCTGCAGCGGCCGCGTGATCGTCCGGTACCGGTTCAACTCCTCGCCAGAGAAGGCGGCGTTCTGCGCCCCCTGCGCCTCCTGCTGGACCAGCAGCCGCTCGTAGACCGGGTCGAACCGCTCGTCGCGCGCCCGGGCCCGTTCGAGCTCCTGCTCCGACACCTGCTGCTGCCGCTCGGCGAGTGCCGCCGTGCGCTGCGCCGCGGCGCCGATCGCCGGATCCGGCTTAGGGCTAGATAGCCATCCCATGCTTCTTCTCCATCTCGTCCATGTATTCGCCCGGCGCCTCGCTGTTGATGAACAGCTTCACCTCGGGCATGCACGCCCGCGCCCAGTCCATGCCGCCTACCAGCGCCGCGCACATGGCGATCACGTCCGCCGGGTCGCACCGCGAGACGTAGGCGACCCGGCGGGCGCGCTCACTCGGCAGCGTTTCGAGTTCGTTGGCCGCCCACCAGCCCAGCATCCCGGTCACGATGAGCGGCTGCAGGACGGTGCGGTTGGCCTGGAAGAACGGGTTGGACGGGAGGTCGACGAGCGCGAGGTAGAACGCCTGGTCGATCTGCGCCGGCGTGGCCGGATCCCCGTCGATGAGGTCGTCCCATACGTTGTAGACGGCCGTCAGCGCCTGGACGAACCGGATCGCCTCCGCGTTGCCCCGCAGGGCGCGAACCAGCACCTCATGCGGCTGACCAAGATCGACGAGCACAGCATCCCCGGGGGCAGCGATGCGCCCGACCGTACCGCCGCGCCCGTTGAGGCGGCGCAATCCGGGTCAGGTGACCTTGAACACCCGCCAGTAGATGACCTGGGCCTTCATCGACAGGATGTTCACCGGGTTGTTCGGCGGGTTGACCCGGCACGTCGTCCGAACGCGCACGAACACCTGGGCGCCGGTCGACGGCAGCATGCCGGTGCCGCTCCCGTTGGAGTAGACCAAGCTGCGAAAGGCGATCGTCGCGTCCGAGTCGAAGTACACGATCACCGACGACGGCGGGACCGACAGCGCCAAGTCGACCGTGCACGCCACCTCGACAGCCGCCGTCCAGGCGCCGAACGACACGTCCGAGCCGTGCGTGTAGGGCAGGCTGACCGGGATCAGGTACTCGCGCGTCTCGCCATTGAGGAACGCCTGCTCGAACGCCGGGATGACGTAGGTGCCCTCGGCCACCACGTTCGCGAACCGGGTCCTGCCGTCCGGCAGGATGCCCACGCCGTTCGATGGGTTCGCCCCGGGCGCCGACCGGAACAGCAGCCAGCCGGACGGCGAGCCGGGCCGCAGATCGAGGAACGAGCTGGTGTCGGCGTTCCGCACGATCGAGGCGTTGATGTCGGACGCCGTCAGCGTGCCCTTCATCGTCAGCACGCCGCTCGCGCTGTCGAACTCGAGCGAGCTTGCCCCGCCGGAGTTCACCCGGAAGAACACCACGCCGTCGTTCCGGCGCAGGAAGATGTTGTTGAAGTCGGTCGCGGCGAGCGACAGCCCGAAGTGCCCGCCGATCGGGCCGACGTTGTTCCCGAACTGGACCGTCGCGTAGCCGGCCACCTGCGCCTCGAACAGCCCGCGCACCGTCACGCTGCTGAACTCGGCCGTGCCGTTGGCGTGGATCCGCCAGCCGAAGACACCGGGGTTGTAGCTGAACGACTGGATGTACTGGTCGATCGCGAGCGCGCCGGCCGTCATCTTGCCGACGGACAGGCTCTGGATCTTGGCGTCGGTGACGGCCAGGTTGGCGATCTTGGCGTTCGTGATCGCGAGGTTGGCGATCTTCGCCTCGACCACGGCAAGGTCCGCGATCTTGGCGCTCGCGACGGCGAGGTTCGCGAGCTTGGCCGTCGTGACCGACCCGTCAGCGAGTGACCCGGCGCCCACGGAGCCCGTCTCCGCGTCGGTGCCCGAGCTGTCGTTGTACGGCCCCGGGTTGCCGGCCTTGCTGACGTGCCGGATCCAGTAGAAGTAGGTCGTCGCCTCCTGACCGATCGCGTCCGCGTACAGGCTCGCGTTCGTCTGCCCGACCTTCACGGCGAGCGACAGGTTGTCGACCGACGAGCGCCACACCTCCGTGAACCCGAAGTAGCTGAACGCCGGGTCGTCCCACTCGAGGATCATCGTCACCACGGCGCCCGTCACCGCGAGCCCCGTCGGCGCCGGCGGGATCGACGGGTCGAGCGTCGGATCGCCCGGCACCGGGATCGGGTCCGGGAACCGCGTGCCGTCGCCCGGCTCGAGCAGCGCGCCCGACGGCGTCTTGAGCTTCGCGAAGCCGTACCGCTGCAGATCCGCCCATGTCACCGCGCGCTCGACGAACGGCGCGCGCTTGCCGAAGCGCGTCGACAGGATCTGGTTCAACTGGTCGAAGGCGCGCGTGGCCGCCGGGTTGTCCGCGAACGTGACGCGGTCCAGCCCGGTGAACCCGGGCGAGCGTTCCAGCGTGTCGCGGATCTCGCTGTCGTCAGCCATTCCGCATGTCCAGTATCGAGGATGCCACGGTCACCGTGTTGACCATCGCCGTCGCCTCGATCTCGAACTCCATGTCCTCGTACCGGCGGTCGCCGCGCAGCGTCGTCGGGCGGCCGTCGGCCACCGTCACCGTGTCCTGCAGCACGCCCTCGCTGTAGAGCCGGAACGTGACCGGGTAGGCCGCGGCGTCGATCTTCACCGCCCCCACGTTCTGCGGCCGGTCGAGGTGCCACAGCTTCGAGCGCCACACCATCGTCGAGGCGGTGCCGGCGTCCCACTTGTACAGGTTGCCGTTCTCCAGCGCGACGTAGAGCTCGTCCTTGCGGTGGTCCGCGAACGCCGCCGTCGCGTAGATGTCGCTCTCCACCACCTGCGCCACGCCGGCGGCGCTCAACTGGAAGATCAGCAGCCCCTTGGCGACACCGTTGTCCCACCACCAGAAGTAGCGGTCGTCGTGCACCGCGGCGTGGCTGCTCTCGGGCTTGAACACCTGCCACTGCGCGCGGTCGAAGTGATCGGCCGTGACCACCCGCAGCGCCTGCGAGCCGTTCACCAGCACCAGGCCGTCGGCGCTCGCGTACACCACGCCCGCCGTCACCCGGTCGATCGAACGCTTCGAGACGCAGGGTTGCCACCCCTCGAGCGTCGTCTTGGTCTGGTTCAGCGGGTCGTTGCCGGTGAACAGGTACGTCGGCCCCTTCGTGCACACCACCACCGACGTGCCCAGGATCTCGCCGCCCACGATCGCGTCCGGCACCGGGTCGCGGTAGGCAGTCGGCCACCCGTAGGGCTTGAACACCTCGGAGCGGCGGAAGTCGCGCTCGGTGAACCCGACCATGAAGCCGCCCGGGTGCGACATGATCCCGTACAGACCGTCCGGCGGCGCCACCAGCGACGGCGTGCCCACCGACTCGGCGAGCAGCGTGAAGTCGATCACGCCCGTCGTGCTCGTCGTGGCCACCGGCACGCTTTTCCAGAACCGGTAGGCCGTCGTCCCGTTCGCGTCGGTGCTCGCGATGTACAGGTACTTCGACGTGACGTTGTAGGCGCCCGCCGGCGCCGTATCGAGCCCCGTCACCGTCAACGTCTGCCCGGCGTAGTAGTCGATGAGGTTCGACACCGTCGCCGGCGGCCCCGTCTCGCCCCAAGCCGTGACGTAGACGTAGACCAGCGCGATGCGCGTCGGCGTGCCGGTCGACCCGGGCGACGACAGCGTGGCCGCGCTCGGCGACGGCAGGCCGAGGATGTACGACGCCGACGGGTAGGGCGACGACGCCCATGCAATCGTGGAGTCCGTGACCTTCGGGACGCCGTCGCCCGTGAAGTAGATCCGCTCCGTGGTGTCGCCGGCCACCGGGCCGCGCGCGACATCCACGTCGGTCGTCCACGACATCCAGTAGTTCTCGTCCGTGCGCGCCTGCCCGTGCCGGAAGATCGTCTTCTTGGTGCCGGCCGGCAGCGTCGTCACCAGCGACGGCTGCTTGAACGGCTCGGCGCCGCCGCTCCACAGCTTCGTGTTCAGCGCGCGCTGGGCGATCGACTCTTTCAGCAGGTGCGGCCGCAGGCGCGGCTGGATCCCGTCGAACAGTTCGATCGACAGCTTCACCCGGGCCTCTTCTTCAGCAGCTCGTCGAGGGTGGCCTGCTTCTGCTCGGAGCCGCGGCTCGTGCCGAACTCGAACGAGAACACGTCGCGCACCGCAGACGCCAGCACGCCGGCCACGAACATGATCGCGTTGACCGCGCGCTCGGTCATGCCGCTGTCGCGCGCCACGAACCACACGCACATCACCAGCCCGCCGACCGACAGCAGCGCGAGGAAGTCCGCCCGGTAGTTCCAGCGCCCGGCGCGCACGAACTCCACGTCCCGCGCGCGCGCGTCCGCCCGGTCGGCCATGTACAGCCGGTCGAGCTCGGTCGAGTTCTGCATCACCGCGATCTTGAACTGCTCGCGCTTCTCGGCCGACGCCGTGAGCGCCGCGGTGATGTCCTCCGGCGTCTTCGCACCGGTCACCTGGCCGGCGATGTCGATGACGCGCTCGGCCACGGCCACGGGCGCCTCGCCGACGCCGAGGTAGCGCATCAGCACCGGCGCGAACTGGGCGAGGCCCAGCAGGATGGTGACGGGATCGACCATTCAGTTGTCCTCCGCTGCGAGCAGCAGGTTGCCGGCGATCCGCTCCGACCACCCCCGCCCGAACTCGTTGAACCGCTGCAGCTTGGTGAAGAAGCGCAGCCGGTGTCCCAGGAACCGCAGCAGCACGTCGGCCGGCTCCACGCGCGCGAGCATGGACTCCGACACCGGCCCCCACGCGCCGTCGTCGGCCGCGCCCACCGCGCGCTGCAGGAACCGGATCGCGTTCCCGTGCCCGTGGTTGACCGCGGCGTCGAAGAACTGGAAGCGCATCGCGTTCGACAGCCCGTGCACCGCGCCCCAGTAGTCGCGCCGGTAGATCGCCCGCGCCTCGTCGAGCGTCAGGCTCCGGATGTTCAGGTGCGGATAGGCCGCCGCGCTGATCCCGAACTTCGTGCCGCGCAGCTCGCCGCGACCCTGCTTGCCGCCGGTCCAGTTGCCGTCGTCCTCGGGCTTCGCGGTGAACCCGCCCTCATGGTCGATGAGTCGGTCGAAGGCCAGGTCGAAGTCGATCATGGCTTGGTCGGCCAGTGGCCGCTCAGGACGAAGGTGGCGAGCGCAGAGGCCGCCGCGGTCAGCGAGTGCGGCACCCACTTCGACACCCAGCCGGCGCCCTCGGCACGGGCCTCCCAGCGGTCGATGCGGCCGCGCTCGACGGCGATCGCTTCGGTCAGCGTCTTGATGGCCGCAGCGTTGGCCAGGTTGCCCTTCTCGATCGCGTCCAGCAGCTCGCGGTGACGTGACGAGGCGTTCTCGTTGGCTCGGTCGATCAACTGATGCAGCAGGACTCGGTCGGAAAGGGATTGCGCCATGAAGGCATCCACCTGCCCTCGCCAGCGCTCGAAACTCGGTTCGTCACCCATCGGCAGGCTCATCGGTTCGTCGCTTCGGTCGGCTTGCCAGCGATGGCCAGCGTGTTCGGAGACGAGTCCGTCTTGCCGGTCTGCTCGGCCTGGATCATCCCGGTGAAGGTCTGCAGCGCCGTTGCCGACCGCTGGCCGGCGTCGGGGCTGGTATCGGACTGCTTGGCGAACGCGCGGTGCACGACCCAGTGGATCAGCGACTCGCCCATGTCGGCCTCGGCGGTCAGCGGCGTCTCGGCCGCGTAGTCGCCGCTCACCAGCTTCACCGGCGGCTTCGCGTAGCTGATCCGGATCTGCGTGCCGGCCATCGCCGGCGGGTAGGTGTCGAAGACGGTCGGCTCCGTCTCCGTGTAGTCGTAGTGCAGGATCTCGTCGCTCGGGTCTTCCGCGCGCCACGACGGCCGGATCCGCGACAGCAGCTCGCGCTTGATCGGCGTGATGGCGCGCTTCGACTCCGCCGTCACGTTGTCGAGCAAGCCCAGCAGCCGCCGGCTCGAGTTCGGCAGCGTCTGCCGCGTGCCCTCCACCAGCGTCATCGTCTCCGTGACCTCGTAGAGCCGCGGTACGCCCAAGTACAGCGCCTGCCGGCCGCCGTTCATGTACTCGGTGAGCTCGGCGTCGGTCCAGTATTTCTTGGTCGAATCCTGCAGCTCGACGCGCGCGAGGTCGACGATCTCCTTCACGGTGCGGATCATGTGATTCGGTCCCCGCCGCTGGTCAGGCGCATCTTGTTGTGGCCGCCGACGCTGCGCTGCCCGATCCGCGAGATCGCGTCCTCGAACCGCATCCGGTAGCCCATCGCCCGGTCAGGCTGGGCGTAGGGCACGTCGGCGTGCTCGGCCAGCCGCGCCATGGCGCCCCACGAAATCTGCTCGCCGAACAGGTCGAACAGGTAGTCGTCGACCTGACGCGCCGTGCGCTTGGGCTGGTAGCAGAGCTCGAGCCGCAGCATGACCTCGATCGACAGGGCCGGCACCAGGCGCACGAGCTGCGGCCGCAGGCTGATCCAGCCGAACAAGTCGCGGGTGTCGCTGACCGTCACGCCGACGAACCCGTCCGGGAACTTCTCGTCGATCTCGCGCCGCGTCTTGGGCAGCAGCAGACCAGTCGGCGTCCACAGGTTGATGACCTGCCACGGCGTCGTCTCGTTGCTGACGAGCGGCAGTTCGGTGTCCGGTTCTTCCGGCAGGTACGGCACGCTGCCCTTGATCCGGGTGTCGACGCGCGTGCGCTGGCAGAACTCGATGCACGCATCGCGCACCGCATCCTCGAGCGCCGGCACCGACATGCCCGTCATGTACGGGCCGATCATCTGCTCCCACTGCCGGAAGGTCGCCACCTCAGTGACCCCGCTGGTAGCCGCCGTTCTCCCACGAGACGATCTGCGCGCGCATCTCGGCGATCTTCATCGTCGGCGCGAGCACCTGCCCGTACCGCTGCATCGCCATCGTCGACAGCGCCGCCTTGTTCAGCGAGGTCAGGTTCGGCATGCCGACCTTGATCGAGTCCGGCTCGTCGATCTCCGGCTCGCGCTTGGGCATCTCGGGCTCGGACGGATCCGGCTCGAGCATCCCGGCCGCGGCCAGGTCTTCCTCGGTCGCGATCGCCCAGGTGTCGGTGTGATAGGTCAGCTTGCCCACCGCCCAGTTCGGGACGTACTGGATCTCGCCGGCCTTCCACTTCAGCCCGGTTTCCGCGACCGTGTCGGTCACTTCCGCCTTGAGGCCGACGTACTTGATGGGGACCATGGGTCGCTCCGTGTTGGTCGCAGGGGGCCGAGGCACCCCCTGCGGAAACGGCACTACGTCGCCTCGCCGTCGCTCTCCCTGCGGAGAGTTACTTCGCGCCCACCATCTCGCCGTTGAACACCACCGTCAGCAGCGGGGAGCCGCTGAGGTTGGCGCCACCGACCGTCGCGACGATCTTCACCGGCCGCTCGAAGGTGATCGGCGCCACCGTCGAGAACGGCGCGCCGGCGCTCGAGATCGCCTGCGCGTTGAACCACGCGGTCGGCGCGGCCACCGGAACGCCGCCGTCGATCGGCTCGTAGCCCACCGACAGGGTCGTCGAGGCGCCCGCCGCGGCGTTGATGAGCCGCACCGAACTCACGCGCACGCCGGCCGGGATGATGCCGAGGTACAGCTTGTCCGCGTTCGAGGCCGCCTTGGCGATCGAGAGATCCTCGGTCCAGGCGTTGCCCATCTCGGCCGCGAACGAGTTCCCCGCCGCGTAGGTGTCCGAATACACGTCTGCCATGTTCTTGCTCCTTCAGTTCGTTGCGGGGCTCAGGCGGCGACCGGCGGCACGGCCACGTCCAGCACGGCGACGCCGTGGTCCGTGGGCTCGCGGCTGCCGTTGGCGTCGAGGTACTCGAAGCGCATCTTCGCCTTGCCGGTCATCATGTCGCCCATGACTTCGAGCGCGCGGTCGAAGTTGTACGGCCGCTCCTTCCAGTTGCTGAAGGTGCCCGAGTCGCCGTTCTTGCCGTAGACGTGCGCGAGCGCCTGCCCACCCAGCAGCAGGCAGCGGTCCACGTTCCAGCCGGCGGTCAGGCCGGCGTTCACGGTGACATCCGTCTCGGTGGCCGTCATGCGGTTGGCGGCGGTGACGTGCTTCAGCACCGACCCGGCGTTGAAGCGGACGTTGCGCTCCATCTTCTTGACGAGGATGTTGCCCCACATGCCGCACTCGCCCTTGAACAGCGGGTGCTTCGAGCCGTAGCTCGCCCGGTTCCAGGCGTTCTGCAGGAAGGTCCGCCAGTTCTGGCCGGTCGACTTGGTGTTGACCGCGTGCCACGCCCGGTGCGAGACGAACATGACGTACATCGGCTCGTCCTCGGCCGCCGGATCGTCCTCGATCTTGATCGGCTGCAGCTTGAACTGCGCCTCGGCCATCAGCACCGACAGCGCGTCGATGTGCTCGAGCGCGAGGCTGTCGGTCGATGCGATCGAGGCGAGCTGCGCGCCGCCCTGCACCAGACCGGTACCGGACGCGACGAAGTGCCGGTTGTAGGTCGGCGCCTGCACCGGGTTGACCATGATGTCGGCGAAGTCCGGATCGGTCGACAGCGGCACCAGCCAGTCCGGACCCACGTCCACGCCGCGCGAGCCGGCCATCGCGATCAGCGTCTGCTGGTCGTTCAGCTTGGCGTAGTAGTTCACGAGCTGGGCCCGCGCGATCGAGCGCAGGTTGTGCTTCGTGCGCTTCTGCGTCATCTTGCCGCCCGCGTCGACCACCTTGGTCGTGAGATCGATCTTGATCTCCTGCGTGCTGGTCGACAGGCGCTCGCCGCGGCCCTCGGCCTGACGGTCGCCCATGATCGGCTTGCCGCCGACGGTGTGGAACAGGTCGACCGACACCCGATCGCCGGCGGCGTCGGACAGGTCGGTCACGCGCACGACGGGGTAGTCGGGCGAGGTCTGCTGACGGATCTTCGCCTCGGCATTCGACTGGCTCGGGGCCGGGCCGGTCATGCGGTTGGTGAAGGTGTTCTTGCGCTGCATGCCGGCGAAGACCGCCGCCGAATACAGCTTGATGGCGATCGCATCGCCCGAGTTGACTTGGGTACCGGCCATGGCTGAGTTTCCTTAGAGAGCCACGCGCGCCAGGAATGCGGATTGTTCCGCCTCGGTCATCTTGCTCATCATCTGCACGAGATCCGTGCCGCTCAGATCACCGATCTGTTCGGAGTCGGATCGCGCAGGCGGCGAGCCACCGGGCATGTCTGACAGCGTGCTGGGAACCCGAAACTCGGGCTCGGCAGTCTTGGGCACGACCTTGGGCTCCGGCCTGGCACTTCCCGGAACCTCGATCGCGCCGTTGACGGCCTCGTACATGGACACGGCCTTGGCCAGCCTCGACGGCAGATCCAGCGAACGACCTTCGTCCGACGCGCGGAGGAAGTTGTCGTAGTCCACGATGCGGTTGTAGACCTCGGGCTTCTCGCTCCGGGTCCACAGCAGCTTCGGGCTGTTCGCGATCGCCTCTTCCACCTGCGAACGGGCGCCGGCGGCAGCGCGGGCTTGTTCCCGCTCCTGCGCTTCCTGCGCCGTCCGTTCGGCCGCTGCTGCCCGGGCCTCGGCCGCCTGAGCGGTCTTGGCCAGAGCCTCGAGCATGCCGGCGAGCTCGGGAGCCTCTTCGCGCAACGCCTCCAGGCGCTCCGCGTCGATGATCTCCGCGACCGCAGGCGCATTGCGCGCCGCGGCTTGCTCTGCCGTCTCCGTGCCTCGCTGCTTCAGCTCCGCGATCTGAGCTTCCAGCGCTTCGCGGGATTGCCGCTCCTGCTGGGCCAGTTGCTGTGCTGCCGCCGCTTCGTCACGGGCTCGCTGCAGGACCGAGTAGGGGATCGAATGCTTCCCGTCCTTCGTCCTCACCTCCGCCTTGCTCGGGTCGATCGCGTCGCCCTCGCTGTCCTGCGCCTGGGTGCGGCCTGCACTGTCCCCGCTGGCGGCTGACGCCCCGCCCGTTTCGTCATCTTGATCTGCGTCGACTGCAGCCGCGTCCAGCTCGCCCCCTTCCGACTCCGGCACCTCCTCGCCCGACTGCTCCGCGAGCATCCGTTCGAGATCGGCTTCCGAAATCCCCAAGGGGTTGTTCAGGACGGCTTCGATGTTTGCACTCACCACACGCTCCTAGTTCTCGGATAGGTCCGAATGCCGCGTGTCCCCGCGGCGTGGGATGCCGCGAGTCTCTGAGCGCATGTGTTGCCGAGGGGTAAGCGCAGAAACGAAAACGGCCGCACGATGGCGGCCGCCTCCGGGCGCTGGGCGTGCTACGCGGTCAGCGCCTGCGCGCGCGCGGCCTCGGCGATCGCGGACTCGAAATCGGTCCACGGGAACACACCAGACGACCAGCCCGCCGCGTTGAACCAATCGCGCTGCGGGCGGCCGCTCCACTTCCGGCCGGTCGTCACCTGCGTGCCGATCGCGTCCTTCATGTAGACCGGCGCGCTCGGGCCTTGGAGCTGGATCTTCTGCTGGCAGTCGACCAGCACGTTGTCGGTGATGACGTTGCCCTCGGGGGCCATGCGGTTCGCCGGGGTCATGGCGGCAAGCGCCGGGTACGCGGCCGCCCACACCGGCGACGTGACGCGGAACGACGCCAGGTCTTTCTCGAGAGTTGGCTTGTTGCCGGCGATGAGGTTGCCGTAGTCGAGCCCACGCGCATCGAAGAAGATCGCCGGGGAGCAGCCGAACATTGCATTGCGCCGGACGATGTTGTCGCGCCCGCCGCCCACGAAGACGGCGTACTTCCCGTTCGAGAACAGGTTCGCCTCGATCGTCGCGCCGCTGAACTGGTCGTCGAGGTAGACGCCACGCGGGTCGCCCGTCATCGGCGCGGTCACGTCGTAGATCATGTTGCCGCGGATGACGTTGCCCCGGCTCGTCCACGTCCGGCCGGAGTAGATGGCGCCCATGTCGCCGGCCTCGCGGACCACGTCGGTGATGTCGTTGAATTCGATCCGATGGTTGTTGCCCGAGAACATGATCGCGACGTGCGGCAGGTTCCGGATGACGTTGCCGCGCACCGTGCTGCCGACGCCCTCCGTGCAGACGGCCGGCCCGTATGCGCGGATCCGGCGGCCGGTGTCCTCGATGTAGTTGCCCTCGAAGCGGTTGCCGCTGCTGATGAGCTGCGCCCGGTCGCCGCCGTAGCTGTAGATGCCGTGCTCGCCCGTCGAGCGGATGTGCGAGGCGCGCACGCTGCTGTTCACGCCGTTGAGGGTCACGCCACGCCCGTTCGCCGCGGCGACCTCGCAGCCGACGACGTGCAGGCCGTCGGCGTTGGCGGCATACAGCGCGGTGCCGGTGCAGCCCGTGAGCGTCAGCGACTCGAACCGCGCGTGCTTGAGCCCGTCGGCCGAGATCATCCCCAGGCCGACCGACACCTCGAGCGACGGGTCGTTCGCGATC